CGGCAAGACCGTCACAATTTTTTTTGCCCCAAACCAATGAAAGGGTTGATTCATATGCAAAATCTATACATCCTAATCCTCGTGGGCGGCGGCATATTCGCCGTCCTCGGTGGGATATCGCTGCTTGCCCATATCTATAACTTGAATGGCATCAAAAGCAAAACGGTCGGCGACGGCCAACACGGTACCGCGCGGTTTGCTTCCAGCTCGGAACTACGGCGCACTTACAAAGCAATCCCCTTTGAGCCGGAGCAATGGCGCAAGGGGATGAACCTGCCCACCACCCAGGGAATTGTGGTGGGGTGTAAAAATAAGAGAGGCGGTACCGTTGCCATGGTGGATGAAGGCGACGTCCATGCCATGATGATCGGCGCGGCTGGGTGCGGCAAAACCGCCTTCTTCCTATACCCCAACTTGGAGTTTGCTTGCGCCAGCGGGATGAGTTTTTTGGCGACTGACACCAAGGGTGACTTGGTACGACATTATGGAAAAATCGCAAAGGACTTTTATGGGTACAATGTCGCGCTAATCGACTTGCGTAACCCCACCCGGTCAGATGGGAACAATCTTCTGCACCTGGTCAACAAGTACACCGATGCCTACCTCGCCAACCCAGACGACCTCGCGGCCAAAGCCAAAGCCGAAAAGTACGCCAAGATCACCGCCAAGACCATTATCAGCTCGGGCGGCGATAATTCAAGCTACGGACAAAACGCCTTTTTCTACGATGCCGCCGAGGGGCTCCTGACTGCTACCATCCTGTTGATCGCGGAATTTGCGCCCAAGGAACAACGTCACATTGTGTCGGTGTTCAAGTTGATCCAAGACTTGCTGGCTCCCAGCGGGGTCAAAGGCAAGAACCAATTTCAGCTGTTGATGGAAAAGCTCCCGAGCGAGCACAAAAGCAAGTGGTTTGCCGGGGCCGCGCTCAACACCGGCGACCAGGCGATGCAGTCGGTCATGTCCACGGCACTCTCTCGGCTCAACGCCTTTCTCGACTCGGAGCTGGAGCAGATTCTGTGCTTTGACACCGCCATTGACGCGGAGAAGTTCTGTACGGAGAAGTCCGCTGTGTTTGTGGTCATGCCGGAAGAGGATCCGAATAAGTTTTTCATGATCAGCCTGATAATCCAACAGTTATATCGGGAAATTCTCTCCGTCGCCGATGCCAATGGTGGCAAACTCAGTAACCGAATTATGTTCTTTTGTGACGAGTTCGGAACCTTACCGCCCATCTCTTCCGCTGAGATGATGTACTCCGCCAGCCGGTCACGGCGGCTGAGTATCGTCAGCATCATCCAAAGCCACCAACAGCTTGAAAAGAATTATGGCCGCGAGGGGGCGGCAATTATTGTTGACAACTGTCAGCTGACGATTGCCGGTGGTTTTGCGCCGGGGAGCGAGAGCGCGGAGGTGATCAGCAAGGCGATGGGCAGCCGAACGGTCATGAGCGGCTCGGTCAGCCGGAGCAAAAATGACCCAAGCCAATCCCTACAAATGATAGAGCGCCCGCTGATGACACCATCCGAGCTGAAGTCTATGAAGAAGGGGCGATTTATCGTTCTGAAAACGGGGTGCACTCCCTTTGTTTCCAAACTGAAGCTGTTCTTCCATTGGGGGATCAAGTTTGATGAAGCCGCCCCTTACACGATCGATGACAAAGGTACCCGTGAGGTCGCCTATGTGTCAAAAACTCAGATCGAAGATGCTATGCTCGAGAAGTTCCCGCCGCTGCCCGATGCTGAAGCCACTCCGCCCCCCACAGGCCGCCGTGTGCCGTTTTCCACGCGTGGTGCGGGTGACGATGGGGATGAAAATGGAAGCGGCGCAGGGGCCAAAATGACGCCCCGTAAACGGCCTGCGGGTTCTCCGCGAATCAAGACGTAATAATGGGAGGTTTGCATATGCCTATTTATGGTCTCTTGTACGATGATGGCCAGCTTCCGCACAGGGCGAAGCTGGTCTATATCTATCTGCACGACCGCATGGACAGCGAACACAAGGCGTGGCCGGGGATACAGAGAATTGCAGAAGATTTGTCGTTATCCCGCAGCACGGTGAAGCGGGCCATCCACGACCTTGCCTGCGCGGGGTATGTACGCAAAGAAATGGCGTTCCGGAAAAACGGGAGCCATACAAGCAACCGTTATTATCTCGAAAAATAGTGTCGCAAAAATCCTGATTTCCCGCCAAGGGGGGACTATACACTTTACCTGACCCGAGGGATGGTTCAGCATAACACCCCAAGGAAAATCCCACTTTAAGAAACGGTTTTACTGACAGGGAAAATAAGAAATGTTTGAGTGCGACTGGTTAGGTTTGCGCGGGAATCCCCCGCTCGAGGTGCTGCTAATGAGGCGGGAGGCATAACTATGCGACGAAGAATTGTTTAGGCTGATGGCGCAACGATCATCACGTCAAAGCCCTTTTGCTTTAATTCTTCGGCCAGTCGCTCGGCATTCGCTTTGTTGGTGAAGGCCCCCGTTTGCACTTTGTGGTAGCCATTGGCGAAGGCCACGAAAGTGTCATATCCGGCAAGATTGAGGGTGGTGGACATGGCATCGGCGTTGGATTTTTTTGTGTAGGCACCGACTTGGACGCGGTACCAGGCGAGGGTAGCAGGTTGTTCTGGGACGGGGTTTAACGTGATATACTGCGCGCTGGCATATCCCGTCCTTCCATCATACGCGACCTGACTCCAGCCATTTTGGGCAGAGGCAAGCACGGTGAGCTTCGCGCCTTTTTCCATGCTCGTCAGGATGGTTGCGCTTGTGTTTGGGGCGGCGCGGAGGTTTAGGGATTTGTCATTGGTGGTCACGATGCCAGCACAGGGATATGAGAGAATGGGCGGTGTTGGTTGTGGTGCTGTTCCTTCGCTTATAGCAGTTTCAACCATGGTCAAAAAGCCTTGCCAGTTGATTCCGTTGGTCGCGTGGCGCAGGAGGCAGGGGCAGTCTTTGCCGGTGGGGTATTTTGCGGATTTCCAATCGTGGTGCTGTTTGATGGCGGTCGTGCCCCAGCCATATTGCACGAGCAATTGGGCGGCCAGCCACGCGGCGTTTTTGAACGCCAAAACCTGGTTGATACCCTTTTGCTGACAGATTTCGATGGCAATACTGGTATAGTTGCCGCCCGTGGCAAGCGTCCCGTCCCCTGCATGCCAGCCCTGCTGATTGTTTTCCAAGCACTGAAAAATGGTATTGGTGTCATCGACATAATAATGCACCGCCATCTGCATGGAGGCCAGTTGTCCCCGCGATTGAGCGTTTGCGTGTTGCAGGGCGTTGGCGGAGGGGTTGCCCGTGTTGTGGATGGTGATGGAGGTTGGTGCCATGGTGCGGGTGGGGCGGCAGGATTGGTTGTTGACGGTCAGCGGGGTTAACATTTTTTGAATGATCATTGCTCCTCCTCCATCTCCGCAGAGGGCGGGTCATGAGGCTTAAATCTCGTTGTCAACTCGCCGATGAGCTTGACCAAATCAAAGATATAGTTACTTCCGCGCGACAGCAGTACACCCGTCAGCGCACAGCCCAGCCATGATAGCCCACGCACCGAAGGAGTCATGCCCGCGAGAGCGAATAGGTCAAGACGATAGGCGACGGCAACCAGCACACCCAAGGCAATGCCAACGAGCATCTGCCATTGAGGTTTGTTGTCGACGAAAAAGGTCTTGGTGTAGGTGATGATTCCCTCCATCACCACTGCGCAAAAAATCAACGCGAAAAGCAAGCTGTTATTCATTGGCCTCTTCCTCCTTGTAACGATGATTGGGTTAAAAATTTTCGCTGCCGCCTAGGAAAACTTCAGACGGCAGCGAAAGTGAGTATGTGTGCAGGGATTAGCTTTTCTGTAGGCCGGCCACAACGGAAGCAAGCTCTTCGATGCGTTTGAGGGCTTGCTTGCCGGCTTGTTCAGCGACAATGAGGCGTTCGCTAAAGCCATTCAACCCGGCAATCAGCACGGTGAGGTGATCAATCTTGGTGTTGATGATGGCTTGCTCAGCCTTGAGATCATGCAGTGCCGTGGATTGTTTGTCGCGGTCATGACGTGCGTTGCGTTGCATCGCAGCCACCGCGCCCACCATACCGACAATCCCCGCGGCAGATGAAATGAGGACAGTCAGTTCTATGCTCATATCGCCGCCTCCCTTATGAGGAGAAGTGATTGGCGTATTGCGGCATGTAAACGTATTGGCTGATTTCATTTTGCGTGGGGAGAGCACATATCCGCGCGTCGCCGGCGATTCGATTGCCCATGATATACCAACGCGTTTGCTGCGTCCCATGCTGATAGATGGAACCTGTGGTTCCCGTAAAGACGTTGTTTGTGATACGCAGATAGCCCTTCGTGCCACCGGTGCTGGTGACGGCTTCGGCAACCAACCCGCTGTAAAGGAAGTCGCCCGTGCTGTTGATGATGTTGCCGTCGAGATGGACATTTTGCACGTTGCTCGAGACATAGATTGTCGCGTGGTCCGTCTCTCCAGACAACAGGCAGTTGCGGACGATGACGTTGTGACCACTGCCGAGCTTGAGCCATTTGGCGTCGCAGTTGTCAAAGATGATGGAATCCATCGTCGTCGTGCCCCAGCCAATGCCCGCGCTGGTGAGTTTGCATCCCGAAAACAAGACGTTGTTCAGAGTCAGCCCGGCTTCCTGCAAGTGGACACTTTCGATGTCACCGCCGACGAAGTCACAGCCGACAAACTGGAGCAGGGAGTTTTGCCGCATGTTGATGGCGTACTCCGTGTTGCCCGGCGAAGCGTTGAAGGAACAGTCGCCAAAATGCATCAGCGCTCCCCGGTCGAGGAAAACCGCGCCCTCCACGCCGCCGTTGTCGGTTTGGAAGTTACAGCGGATAAAGGCGCATTCCTTGGTCATGCCGCTTTGCCGATAGGCACTGGCGCCCTTGCTATAAAAATCGCAGTCGATGAAAGCGTTGTTTCCGTTGCCGCCGGAATAGGAGACTTCGTTCAAGCAAATGCCTTGGCTGACGACGCGCAAGCCTGTGACAACCAAATACTGTTGCATTTGCTCGAGCTGCAAGAAGCACCGCTCGGGCGTGGTGAGTTCGGGGACTGTGCAACCCGAAAAGTCCAGCCGCAGTCGATTGCCCGAACGATTGCGCGGGATGGCCAGACAGTATTCAGCGGGCTCGGGCGAAATGCCAAGCGTCCCAATGATGCGCAGCGACAAGTTTTGCTTGGCCGCGTCAAAGGCAAACAAGTCGTTAATGATGGCTTGCAGGGCGGCGGTGTCATCTGTACCGTTGCACCAGTACAAGGTTTCCTTGATCTGCGCCATGTCCGCCAAACCGTTCTCCCACGGTTGCATGAGCTCGCGGTTGACGTTGGTGCCGGGCAGGGTCACGCTGTCGGGATCGGGGATCAGGCGAATGCGGCCATTGGGCAGGTTCTCGGTCTTGAAAATGTCGTCCCCTTGGGCGATGCGGTCGGTGATTACTCTGGGTGTGTAAGCCATTTTTATACTCTCCTCTTAGGTGAAAATAGGGTTGCGCCAGACTTGAACGGCGATTGCTTGAAACTGGCCACCATGGCGTCCATGGCTTGTTTGATGAGCAGCAGGTCCTTCTCCAGCCGATTGACGCCGGTGTACTCCAGCGGGGCATTGGGCAGGTTGGAAACGTCGGCGAAGCCCGAGGGGCGGCAGTATTGCGTGGCGAAGGCCATGACCGATTGGCAAATGCGCCTCATGTCGTTCGTGTTAGGCAGATCCTGCTGCGTCCAATCGCTCTTGGGTGCCTCAATGGCGACAGGGTATTGCAAGGCCCGTAACTCCGCTTGCAGATAGGCGATGTTGCCCTCGATGCGGTTGAAATCCGCCGCGTTGAGATAGGCCTTGGCGGTTTGGTTGACGATGTCGGCTTCCTGCCGGTCGGTGATTGGCGTGATCCATGTTGCACTCATTCGATGGCTACCCCCTCGCTTTTTCCTTTGAACGCGCCGCTGAAACTGAAGTTGGAGGATGTCACGCGCATGGGTGTCCCGGGCGGCTTGGGCAGTTCAGGATCATCGGGCAGTTCGCCGAAAATCTTGATGCAGTCCCCGGCATCCAACCGCGGATCAACCCGCCAGTCGGCGGCAAACTGCTTGCGCAGCTTGAGGTGGTCTCCGACCCATTGGCCAATCGTCGTCGCATGATCCATGTCGGTAATCAGCGCATTTTTCAGCGGCTGGGTTTCGCCCGTTGTGGCGCAGGTGACGGGCACGATGGTTTCGGTTTGCTTGACAACAGTCCCCGTGAAGACAACCGTGCACATTTCGCCGTCGCTACTGCCCCAAAGCACCAACTCGCAGTGTTTGGCATAACATGACACATACTCGGCTCCATTTACGTCTTTCTTGGGTGGGATCGGGCGGCCATTTGCACTTACTGTGACATTCTTTGCCATGGTTGAGTCGGCATACTCCAGAAGAAAGGTGTTTTCTCCGGCTTTCAAGCGCAGCTGCTTGGTGTCCAATTCCTTTGGTGTTTCCTCGACGACAAAACTGTACACGCTGACATCGACTTGCTTGAGCGGCTTGGTCAGGCTGATTTCCGCCTTGGAATAGCTGTTGCCGTCGTGGATGGACAGGTACTCCTCTTGGGTTTCGGGATCGTCAAAGGTGGGGGCGGCGAGTTTTGCGATGTGCAGCACGCCCTTGCGGTCGAAGAAGATGGTGCATCCGGCGGCGTTTGCGATCAGCTGCAAGCATTCGCCACAGGATGCCACCGGCAGAGGAGCGGTTGTGTAAGTGTTGCCCAAGGCTTCGGTGTCGAGCACCCATTGCTCCTGTTCGCTGCGGACAGGGGGAAGATTGGCCACTTTCAAGACATCTTCCGCCAGCTCAAGCAAATTTGCAGGATCTTTGGCGAACTTGCCCCTGTAGTAGGTTCCGTTCATGAACCCCAGCAAATCTCGCGCCGCGAAGGAGGCAGACAGGCCGTTTTGCGGGGCACTCCATTCGGAGAGGTAGTAGACGCCTCCGGGGATCCAGGCTACTTCGTCGCCCAGACGGAATCCGTATCGCGTTTGGATCTTTTGCCGTTCGATCATGTATTTGGCCAGGCCCTCGGGGTTGTTGGGGTTGAAGGCATCGTCGGTGTTGTCGATCTCGAACTGCACCGAATACTTGGGCAGGCTGGCCGAGACGGGATCCAGGCTTTCCGCGCAACTGAAGCTCAACAGGTTTTGTTTGTTGTACACTTTCTTGATGCCGGGAAAAATCTCCGCGATGCGCGCGCGACGGCCGGGGCGGTTCCATGAGACAACCTCGATGGTGATGGCGTTAAACTTCGCCAGCTCCTGCTCGACAATAGACGTCGTGCCTTCGCCGATTTGCTCGTAGGAGCGAGTGTGCCCATCTTCGTCGGACAGGTGAATGGTATAGGCGGTCGGGTAATCGCCGTGCACCTCGCCCCAGATGATGGTCAGGCCAGGCAGAATCTTGACGGTGTCTTCGAACCGGATCGTCACGCTGGGCCGGGGGCCGGTGAACTCGGCTTGCTCGTTGCACAGTGCCGTGCTGACGTAGCCGCTGTAGCGATAGTCGTCCGGGTTGGCGGGGNTGGTGGTTTTTTTGCCGTTGAGCAGCCAAAGGTTTTGCTCCAGCGTGGCGTAGGGGATCACCTCTTGGGCGGTGCCGTCGGCCAGCTCGTCGGTGTCCGAGATTGGCAGCGGCGGGGCGTCTGCGGTGGTCACGTCTTCCACGGTGGCTTCCGGGTCGTCGATCTGATAAGTGACCTCGACAAAGCCTTCGCTGGTCAGGGGCTGATTTTGGTTGTCTTCCCACGCGGGGCTGAATTTTTCGGGGGAGGGAATGGGTTGCATGTTACACCTCCGTCAGTTCCAGCGAGCAATCCGTCCATCCCAACACGCCGCCGTCCTCGCCCCGCCGCCACATGCCGGCACTGCGGTCGCTGACAAACATGTCGCGCTCCTGCCAGTCGCCGATGGTTTGGTCGAAAAAGGACACCTTGTTGATGAACCGCAACCCGCTGCCCTTGTCCTTGAACAGGCCATTGATTTGTGCCCACTGATCGGCGGTCAGGTATCGCCAGGACAGGCTGACCTTTGCCACATCCTCCCGCACCACCGCGCCCAGCAGCTTGCCGCTGACGCTGGTGCCGCTGTCGATGACGGTGGACGTCGTTCCGCTATAACTCGCCGGCTCCGGCAAGTCATAACTCTCCGCAGTATTCTCGCGGATGATTGTTACCAACGCTTGTTTGGTTGCCATTTGTTGTACCTCCTGTGTTTTTTGTGTGTGATTGCTATTCCTTAGCAGACTGCGGATGAGATTTTCTTGCCGTCAAGATATAGGGTGGCATGCGCAGATGCACCTGAGTTTTGGCTGCTTAGGGCCGACATGAATGCGCCGTAGACACCGCGTGACACGGATTCAACAATCTGATCGTTGTTCACGACGGCATTACGGTTGCCAATGGTGCCGACGAGCTCGGGCCCGGCTTCGCGAGCAAGAAAGGTTTGGCCTGTGCTGGGGAACCCGCCTTGGGCATATCTTTCAACGACCCTGATTTGTCCATTGATGATTCGCACAACACCATTTTCATAATCTCGCGCAGCCTCTTTAGCGGCATTTTCCACTGCTTTTTTCAGCTTTTTAGCAATTGCCTTCCACCATTTCTTTGCTTCAGTTGCTATGTCTTTCTGGCGTGAGAACAAGCCCGACAACCAGCCAATGACTGCCTTCGCAATTGCTACCGCTCCACTAAATATTAGCAAGCCAATAGCGACTATTCCAACGAGCAGCACCACGCCAACAGCCAGTATCATTAACCCAGCGACAAGGAGTGTAATTAACGCTGCAGCGGCTGCGGTTAACATTAGCCTCCATACCACAATGGCGGCGGCTATCGCTCCAAGCGTAACCATTGATAGTACCCCGATGACGATTGCCGCAGTAACGGCTACTGCAATCCCGATTGCCATAGCGACAACGACTGTTACTACTAATAGCACTTCAGCAACAACGTAAGCAATTACCTCTAATGCTTGAACAATTGCGTCCCAGTGTTTGACTATGAGGGACGCCAACTTGCACAATCCGGCAACAAGCAATAGTGCGGCGGCAACGATTTGCCCACCAGGAATAAGAGCCGCAATTCCGGCGCCAAGTGTAAGTAACCCTGCAGCCCCATCTAATGCGTAACTCGCTATTACTGTTCCGTCCTCTCCGTCAGCTATCGCAAGTCCCATCTTAATGAATGCTGAGGCTGCATCTAAAGAACCCTTGACAATATTCCCAACACCAGGCGCAAACTTCACAAAATTAGCAAGCCCCGAAAGCATGTCTAAAGTGCCCGTAGCCACTTTCCACCCATCTACGGTCTCTTTGGTAAATGCATTTATAATTTCACATGCACCAATCGCGGCTTTGAAACCACCCAAGGTTTTGTCAAGAGCACTCGGCGGCAAGCGGATAGTATCACAAACTTCATCAAGAGCGCAATTACTACTCACTAAAATGAGTTGTTCTCCGTAGTAGTACAGTTTTCCCAGGTTACTGGCATTTTGGTAGAGGGCCCCGATGTCTTGGAACTGTTTGACGGAATCTATATGTGTTTTCACATCACCAATGAATCCGGCAACTTGTTCAATGTCGCCAAGGCGTTCTAGCAACTTATCGAATGTAGTCTTTTCTTCTTCCAAAAATAATAACCTCCTTTCTAAAAAGTTAGTAGCAAACAATGCGAAACCATGGTATACTTAAATGAATTCAATTTTAGGGGGAATTGCGAATGTTTTGGAAAACGGATTTGGGAAAAATTCTCATATTAGCCATGATTGGCATCGCCGTCATGGTTCCCTCGTATATCTTCCTAGCAATCAGGAAAAGTCAACCTACACAAACGGTGCATGTGGAGGTTATTGAAACGAGAAAGTTTCAAAGAGTCCATAATAGAAGCGTTTGGTATGTCACGTTCAAATATCCCGATGGAACAGAGAAAGAGTGGGATGTTCCGTCAAGGGTGTATCAGGATGTGCAAGCGGGGGATACTGGAACGCTCACTTACAGCACATGGAAAAAACATTTTACCTTTGTGGATTTCGTAAAAGACTCATGATCGTTGGCGGTTTTTTCCGATTTTGACACACAGCATTTTGACAACATGATATCCATACCGCAAAAGCCCTAGTCCATACGCACCCATGGTGGCGTAATACAGGATGTACGGGAGTCGACCAGCAACAGTAAAGGTGAGGTCGTGGCCACGTAATGTGTGCAGCATCACTAGAAGGATTGAGATCGGTAAAAAGATACCAGTGGCGTTCTTTTTCATCGTAACAGCCCCCTCAAAAATAGGCATGCTTTATTTTGGTTATGCAAATACTGTTTTGTTTCCTAACAGCGACAACCCGCGATCCCTTTGTACGCGCTCTACCGCTGCTGTAATCTCTTTGCCTTCCAGATGCAAGTTGATTTCGAGGGGCGTTCCAGCTTTTCCACCCGACATAGCGGCGGTAACCGCGGCATAAACGCCCTGTGATACAGACTCGACAATTTGGTCATTGTTGACGACTGCACTGCGACTGCCAATGCTGCCAACGAGCTCTGGACCGGCTTCGCGCGCGATGAACATTTGTCCCTGCGCGGGGAACCCACCTTGCGCAAATCTGGGGGGCGCTTGTTTTTCAAGTTTGGGAAGATCAACAAACGGCATTCTGTTCAATTCTCCGATATTGTCATTGGCCGAACCAATCAAAGTGTTGAATATCGACACGATCTCCGAAACCATGGTTTTCATGCCTGTCGGGATATCCTTCCACAACTTGCTGAAACTGTCGCGCATGCCTTCAATTAAATCAGCAGAGCCTTTTTCAGTATCGCTCCACAAGTTGGAATTTTCTTTTCTGATTTGGTCTCCCATTTCAGAAAATTTAGTTGTTGTTCTGTCTACCAACTCGGCGGATTCAGCATCTGTGCTATCCCATAGAGCGGCATTTCCTTTTTCTATGTTTTTCCATAGCTCATCGAATCGCTTGTCGATTTTATCCCACAACTCAGTAAAGCCTTTGCTGAGGTCGTTTACCCTGTCCCAAAGGGAAGTGAAGCCGGCATAAAGCTCGTCGACCAAACTCCAAAGGCTGCTGAACCCCTCATGTAAATCAGCCCATAAAGAGATTGCGCTCTTATATATTGTGTCCCATAAATCATCGGTTCCGGACTTGGTATCGTCCCACACGGATGCAAATCCTTCGCGTAACCAGGTCCACAGGTCTGACGAACTATTGCGTAGTATTTCAAACAAAGCATCGGAATCCGTTTGTGCGGAAGTCCATAACGCGGAAAAACCTGAATTCAAGCTATCCAATAGCGCGGAAGCACCTGAATTCATCAATTCCCATGCGGTAGCGGCCCCTTGATTGAGTCCAGTCCAAAGTGCCGCAAAGCTTTCGTTTAAGCTTTGGTGCACAAAAGCAGCTCCTTCGTTAATTGCAATCCACAAGTTGCTGGTTCCCTCATTTAGGGCAGCCCAGAGCAGTGCAAAGCCTTCGTTTTGGCTAGCCCAAAAAAGAGTGGCACTCTCATTCATAGATGCAAGCAAAAGGTCGGAGCCTTCAGCGATAGAAGCCCATAATGCCGTAAACCCTTCGTTTAAGCCCGCCCAAAGCATGGCAAAGTTTTCGTTAAGCATGGTACAGAATGTAGTGGCGCCTTCACCCATGCTGAGCCATGTTGTAGCTGCCCCTTCATTCAAGCCCAACCATAATGAGGCAAACCCCTCATTAAGTCCAGCAATGAATCCAGCAGTGCTTTCGTTTATGCTGAGCCAGCTTCCGAGAAAACCCTCATTGAGCAGAATCCAAAAAGCAGCAGCACTTTCGTGAACCCTGCTCCATGTTGTAGCAAACCCAGTGCACAGTTGATCCCAGCATGCCGTAGCACTTTGCCACATCCCCCCCCAAAAACCATTCGACCCTTCCTGCATTGACGCAAAGGTTGCGCTAAACGAATTCCCAATGCCTGTGCTCGCTTGATAAAATGACTGATCCATTTGTGCTGCAGCGGCTGCAAAATTTGTGCGCATTTGCGCAACCACGATTTCTCCAGCCGCCTTTATTCCCGAAAGTGTAGTATCAGCTTGTTGCTTAAAGGCATCAAGGTCTGATTTGGATTGGTTCAAATCTAATGTTAAATATGCCATTTATATGCCTCCTTCCATATTTTTGCCAGTATCATCAATTCTCAGAATTCTGTTTTGCTACTGCCCAATCCTCAATCCGTTGTTTCATCACGCGCCAATCTTGTTGCTCCGTGTGTTCGAACAAATTTGGAAAAGCATCTTCGATTTTTGGGAATTTTTTCGGATCGTTGATTGCTACGCTAGTCAGGGCAGCTCCATTATAGGCAATCCATGCTAAAAGCTGGGCAAATTCCTTTTGCTGTTCTTGGCGAACTTGGACTGCGAGCGCGATATCATTTGTCACCATACCGCCTATATCTTGAAAGGAGATGCCAGCGTTTAGTGCGGTATACAGCAGATACTGTGCGTAATTTGTAGCAGGGTCAGGCGTTATTGCTCCTGACCCTTTTTGAAAAAACCAGAGGATTCAAACAAGCTGTTGATTTCCAGCATCAGTTCTTCAATGGAGTGTCCGTCATCAATGTATTGATCGAAGAGGTCGGTAGTTTTTTCATAGGACCAACCGTGGTTAAAAGGCTGCATAGCACCCCACAGAATCGCGATGATCGTCTCGACCATGTTTTCCTGGATGTTCTCCAACGCGGAAAACAAGGGCTTGCCCAGTTTCTTCTCGATGGACATGATGGCGCTGGCAGTCAGTCGCAGTTTGTATTCCTCGCCGCCGACGCAGAAGGTGTAGAAGTTTTTCATGATAAAGTTCCTTTCAAAATCAAATGCTGCACAGGAGGGGCGGAGCCGGGGGCGCAAGGCCCCCGGACTGCCCGAATCGCTTGCGAAGGATTAGGGATTGGTGGCCTCGACCATCGTGACGTCGCCGGTCATGGTCATGGTGGCGGTGAAGGTCAGCGCGCCGTTGATGGCACCAGCGTCCATCTTGACAGCGGGAATGGCGACAAACTGGTGGGCGGTGCCGTCAGGGTAGGCCAGCTGGAAGGTGGCCTCGGTGTCGTTGTCAGCCAAGCCTTTGAGCACACGGTAATTGCCCTCATCGGTGTTGTCGTACAGGAACTTGAACACCAGGTCGCCGAAATCCTTGATGCCGTTGATGTATTTCTTGGACGTGTCCGAAAGGACGGTGACGTCAATCTTCTCGGGCGTGCCGCCGAACTCGGGCACTTCCATCAGGAGCAACAGCTCGGTCAAAGGGGTTTCGTCGGTCGAGTAGAAAAGTTTGGTTTGATTTGCACTGTAACGCATGTGAGTTCTCCTTAAAATTATTGATTGTTTCGCTGAATCCTCAGCTCAATTGAAAGATAAATTCCAGCGGCAGGCTTTGGATTGTGTCGTCCTCCAGCAAAACGATGCCGACGGGGATGATCTTTCCAGAGTTGTCATCAGCGGTTTGGGTAGAAAAGTCGATCAGAATTCCCGGGTCCAGTACACCGTCCCACGCTCTGTCAACCGTATCCCACGTTCGTTCCATCAAACAATTGACTGGAATGTTATGCGCCATGGTCGTTCACCTCTTTCGGTTAATTTTGCTGAGGGCCCTGCGATGGAGATTGGTCGGGCCGCGGTGTTGGCGCAATGGCCGGGAGCAATGGCTCCATCATGTCGGCCGCCAAATCTCGTTTCAGGGCACACATCTCCTGATGCAGCATGAGATGTATAGAGGCCATACAGCGTTTCATTTGGTTCTCGAAGGCTTTTGTCAGCCGGTCGTGCTCGCGATTGACGCGAATGGCGACGATACGGTTGACCTCGGCTTGCGAAAATTTCTTGTTGCTCATATGTCCTCCACCGTTTTACGTCCGTATGACGATAATTCCATGCAGCTTTTAATGCCTTCAGCAAGTTTTGGGCAAGTGTTTTTTGCGACGGCACGTCTGCCATTGCGAAGAACTACATGTGGGGAGGCAACTTCTCACGGATGCCCGGCGAGCCGTGGCTGGTCAGAATCTCGAAGATGGCCTTGCGCTGAAATTCGTCAGCCGTGTCCAGCAATTGAATCAGCGCGGTCTGTTGGTTTGCCGTGAGGGTGTTGCTGTGTGGTCTGTACCAATCGGGCAGCCTGACACCGCCGCCATTTCCGCGAACAGTTTCGATTGGGTACTCAGAGGTAAGAGCTGTGATGTCGTTTACGATGGCCCCACGCCGGACACCGAACTCGCCTGCGAGATGAACCATGGTTACGTGGCGGCGGCTGATCAAAATCCGCATGATTTCGCTTCGACGCTCAGTTGCCGTCATGGTATCACCTCCGTTTCCTTTGGCTTGCTGGCAATAAACGGAAACGTCAGAGGGGTGTCATGTGCATGGGATGAGTGAGCTACGGGCTTGGAGTCACGAGCAAGTCCTCCTTCATTGCTCGGCGCACGTTTACTATAACGGTCAAATGTACGGGTTTATCGAACATTTGAGAAAAATTCTGCAGCTTTCGTGCGCCTGTTTTTTGCCGTGGTTTGACAAAAGGAGGGCGGACTATTATCGGGATTGATTCTACATTTCTTCATTTGCGCGGCTCCATAAAAACCTCATTCGCTGTAAACCCGCAAGGATATCCCTGCATGTTTACAGCGAATGAGGTTGTCGAAAAGTAATGCATTTTTCGGATTCAAGAGCGCGAGGCAGCGTGTATGCAATCTGCCCAATGAAAAATGACGAAAACAAATGGATATAGCGCAAAGCGCCTACAGCAGCCCACGGTTGCCTCGACGTACATTCATAATGTACCGCAACAAAAAACACCTCTTCCGTTATAAACTACAAGGAACACCTTATATATTTACAACGAATGAGATGTCGAAAAAGTAACGCTACGCGAGAATTTTGCGAATCACATGAGCGGGATTAGCTTGCATGCGCTGGCAGTGTTTGCGCAAAAATTATAAAAAACGGTTACCCTATAGGGCTCCGTTGGGCTTCGCGTAATTTTTGCGTCAAAGTCCGCACTGTAGCCAGGATGATGGAGGCCTCGGCCACAGTACACTCATCAAGCAACATGGAAATATCCGACTGAATGATTTTGTTCCGGCGACGCATACTACTACATAGCATCTCATCAATTGAGATGTCTAAAGCGTCTGATAGGGCAACGATCGTTTTCAGCCCTGGTTTCGTTTTCCCATTTTCGATATTCCCAAGGTGGGACGCTGATATCCCCACCAGTTCGGATGCCACGTCCTGTGTCATCCCACGTTTCTGACGGGCCGCCCGAATGCGATCCCCAATATCTCGATAATTCAACTCCATGGTCAACGTCCTTTCTACAACCACTCATCGATTGCACTTCTATTGTATGAATAGTTTTCGCATGATATAATGGCCTGTATGCATGGTTCATGCATGTGCTACAGATTTTGAGGGGATTATTGATGAAATGTGCCTTTATCGTGGTAGAACAACAAACACTGCAACAGGTTGAAGCGGTCTTTGACCGCGATGCCCTGCTGATACGCCTTATTACAAAAATCGACGAGTTATGCAAGGCTGGCGTCACAGACTTTTTCACAAACCTGAAATATGGCGTCAACCTTTGGTGCGCTGAGATTGTTGCTTCATTCAAACAAGACAACCCCGACATCAAGTTACACGCTGTTCTTTATAGGAACCAACCACTGCATCCAGATGATGATATATATCGTTGGCGATATGACGATGCCTTAAAGGCATGTGATTCACGTATCTATTTGCAAGAAAAATCAGCTGAGCCCCCTGTAGTTTTGCTTGATGTGCACATGATAACGCTTGCTGACATAATATTAGTCGTAAATCCGCGGGGAACCGCGCGCGCACGCTCCGGATTGAACGATTTATTAGGCTGTGCCGATACCACACAGAAGCAAATTCTGCATCTTTAACCACCAGGGCTAAGTCCACAACAATCCGAATTGGGTACGCCCCTATGGGGGCGCAGGCGGCTTACGCTACTGCATGTCCAATGCTAATTGTCCCAAATATAATCGTTCCAAGGGTTTTACTTCGTCATTTGGCAGCCTTGACACCAGCGGACCACTTTTGCCGTAATACTGGCCTGTTTTCAGCATGAAGGTAAAACCCTCTGCACGGAATATTCTTTGCATACAAAAGTGTTTTGTCCTTGCGTTGTATGCTGCGACCGTCCCCAAAGGGTGGTCCACAATATCCCACACCAAAGCCGAGCGCTCAAGACTTTATGTCTAGGGCATTTGGCTTTTTTGCTCATAGTGCAAGTCATAGTACATAATCTTTATATATCGGCCAATAACCCCGTCCGAAAATATATGCTCCATGAAGCATTATTGCATGTGCGCTATTATGCCAGGCGAAAAGTATTTATACAATAGAAGCATACTAGCGAGGAGGCTTTGCATGGAGTTAAACTATGAGGACATTGGAACGCGCATTCGGGAAGCCCGCAAGCAAAAGGGGCTGACGCAAGAGCGGATAACGGAAATGGTCAACATATCTGCATCGCATTTTAGCAATATTGAGACAGGCAAGACAAAGCTGAGTTTGCCTACACTCGTCGCCCTGGCCAATGCCTTGCAAGTCTCGGTCGACGAACTGCTCTGCGATAGCTTGGTGGTTGGCAGGGCATTGATTCAGAACGAATTTTCCACGTTCTTGCAGGACTGTACACAGGCAGAAGTAGCCGTTATTATGAAGACATTGCGTACATTAAAAACTTCATTAGTCGATATGCGCGACGTAGATGCAGGCTAGTCTTTTCGGAACGGTCATTGTATTTGGGCAAAATTATAACGCGAGAAAAGCGGCGTTACTTTTTTACAACCTCATTCGTTATATAAGTAAGGAGGTGAAAAAGTCTTGCAATCTGCTGGCATATTATCTGCAAATGCCAGCCTACGATCACTTCAGCGCATTCAGGTGGAAAATTATGTAGAATCATTGCAACTCCTGCTTAAATATGGTAGTGTGACGCGGGGTCTGTTTTGTGGCCATTTGCGATTAACGCAGAGCCGCCAGCGAAGGGTCAGACCTTAATATTGGAAGCGGAGAGTGCCTATGCTATCATTTTACTTATCTATGCTGGAGACAGAAGGAGAACGATCAAAGTTCCAAGAAGTTTATGAAAAGAATTATACAGTGTTACGAGATCTCGCGCTTGGCATGACCCGCGACCCACATCGCGCTGAAGAATTTGTGCATGATGCCTTTGTCAAACTCATTAACCATAAGGAAAAGTTGATGACAGAATCAGAGCGTGTGGTCAGAGGTTTCCTTTTTCTTGTTTTGCGACGCTCGATCCTTGATTACTTGCGACGGCAGAAAAGGATAACTTTCGTTCCCTTGGACGATGACCACGCGCCGATGAGCGATTCTGACGCAGAGCGTTCAGAGGAGGATATTATTGTGGTGTTGGATGTCGAGCAGGCCTTGAAAAGCTTACACGAGATAAATCCACTATATGTTGATGTGCTGGTTCTGAAATACATCCATGATTTGGATATTAAGAGCATTGCGGATGCTTTGAATATTTCACAAGGCGCCGTGAAAATGCGACTAAAACGTGCCCAACTGGCGTTGAATACTATTATCAGGGAGGATAACCCATGAATGTTATTGACCGTTCGGTCTTGGAAGAGGCCTTACTCCTGTATCTTGAGGAACAAATAGATGCTTTACCACATGTCGATGGCACCTTTTCTGAGAAACACGAGAGGAGGATGCAAAAACTATTTGCACGGAGCGAGAAACCATACTATCGCTTTATTCGCACCCGCGCCCGGCGAGCAGCCATCATAATCGTAGCTGTATTTATCAGTCTTTCCGTTACGGTGACCAGCGTAAGTGCATTGCGCGAAGGGTTTGTTGATTTTGTGGTCGCCGTGTACGAGAAATTCTCGCATGTCTTCGTGTCGGATTCAGGGAAAGATGAGCCCTTTCCTATTGTTATTGAAACGAAATATGCACCGACGGATATTCCGGATGCGTATGAGCTGACTGAAACTACTGACTTACCAATGATGTATCAGCTAAAGTACACCGAGACTGCCACAGGCACACTATTATATTTCAAGCAAGCCATAATCGCATCTAGCCATCATACGCTTGATACTGAAGGTATTTCTGCCGAAAAAGTAATGATTGGTGAAATCGAAGCATTGTATTACACGAACAAAGATATGGGAAATATTTTATGGTTGCATCAAGGCTATAGCTTCAGAATTACTGGACCGGACTCGGTAGATTTGCTTAAAATCGCTGCATCTGTAGTTCAAGAATAGCAAATATAGTCTCGCGCTACCAAATAAATTTTTGCAATCTGCGTTACTTTTTGAGCTTCTCATTCGTTGTTTATAAGCGGGGTATCTTTTTGCCCTGACAATTCGAAAGAGGTGGTTCTGATGCGCAAAAATACCGTAGTTGCACTGTTGCTCGCCCTCGCATTGTTGTTTGGCTTCGCTGTCCCCGCTCAAGCGGCGGGAAACCCGCCTGAGATACAGCAGGAGGCCGGCGATGAACTGACGCTGTATTTCGCATATACAAATAACATTTATACCCTCCTGTCGATTTCTTCTGGCAAAGCGTACCTTCTTGGTGATGTTACGGGATACCAAGGAATTACCACAAAGATAGAAATCACTCTTACGCTGCAGAAAAAGACATTGCTCGTCTTTTGGTCTGATGTGGCCAGCTGGTCTGCAACCTTTAACCGTTGTGATGGTATCCTCTATAAAGAGTACGGGGTTTCCAGCGGCACATACCGCATGGTAGCCACCTACAAAGTGTACAAGGGAACCGCATACGAGACCATCAACGAGCAAACCGCATCGATTTCAGCATAACGCGCATATAAACATGGCAGCACTATCATACGCAATGTAATATTTACATTGCGTAATTAAGGTTGGGTATTGCCATGAATTTTTTAATGCGCAGATAACAAAAAACGAGCCTCAGCTGATGTCAGCTTAGACCGGCCAGTTGATGAACAAATCCCCTCAGACCCCAGCAAGCGGAGTACGAGAGCGACAGCAAAGCACCATATGAGACGGCAAACACGATAATGGGTGTTCGTTTCAGCGGTGCTTTTTGCTGACTCTCTAAGCCGCCTCGCGTGGTTGCCGAAGTCCTTTCCAACTCCTGGAAAGGACTTTTTTTGTATTACTTAATAGCCAATGCCCGAGCCCCTCCTCCGAGGTTTCGATTCGCCCATCCAAAATCGAAAAATCGGAGGAAACACAAATGAAAACTTTTACAAAATGCTTTATCTTCGGGGCCAATGGCTACGAGGAAATCACATATGCCGAGCTGACGGAACGGGCGCAAGCTGATGTGTCCTACAAGCAACGGCGGTTCATCCCGCTTCATGGGATGCTGATGGAAGTCGGCGAAACGGCGTATAAGGACTACTACAAGGGAGTTCGCCGGCAGAAATACCTGACGGAAGAATCCATCCGAACGGGAGAGCTGTCTTTTGAAGCGCTGGATACAGATGAATTGGCTGGCGACAGCACGCTGGTAGACCCGGCGCCGTCGCCAGAGGATACTGTGGCGCAAAAGATGATGATCGAGGCCATGCGTGTGGGCATGGCACAGCTGGATCGGGACGAGGTCGAGTTGATTACCGCCGTGTATTTTCTCGGCAAGAGCGAGCGGTCACTCGCAAATGATCTAAATATCACCCAACCAGCCGTTCGCAAGCGTATCCAAAAAGTCCTTGTAAAACTTAGGTCTTTGATGAAAATCTAAAATTTGCTCAAGAAAATTTTTGAAATTTTGGTTATCACCCCCCAGTTTTTTCGGCATGAAAAGTGAGGGGCAAAATTCGGAGCCACCGACACAGGACACAAAATCGCTCCGGAATTGCCACCTCCCTGGACTTTGAAAAATGAATAATCGGTACAGCAGGCACAACCCCGTATCTGTCAACAAGACAGCCACGCGATGACCTGTGACCGCCTTTGTAGACCGGGCAACAACACACCAAATGAATTTGGCCCGATGCTCTGCAAGGCGGTTGCGGCGAGCGAGAACGGCGATGGTCACAACCGTGGGGAGGGAACCCACGGCGAGGGTGACAGATACGGCATCATGATACTTCTGCTCAGTCACAGTCCGAGCGTGCAGCGCCAAGCACCACACAAAGAGGCGTGAGCCGTCGCAGGCAATGAGGGCAGCCCGCAGCGATCCTGGGGGTGGTGAGATTCCAATGAGGCGTAACCCGCGCCGTCTGCTGTATGCCCGATGCAACTGGTGTTGCATCCCGTCCGGGGTGTCGAGAACAAATAGGACGAGCAAAACGACAAAAGTGATCCGGCTGGCTGTTATGAGCAGCCAGCCGGGTTTGCTCTCTTGGTGCTTGCACCGACAAGGAGAAACATATGAGCGACATCAAGCGCGGCGAGATATACTACGCCGATTTGGAGCCGGTGGTTGGCTCGGAACAGGGCGGGCTACGGCCTGTGCTGATACTACAGAACAACATCGGCAATAAATACAGCCCCACAGTGATCGTGGCGGCGATCAAAAACAGAACCCCGAACAAAAAACTGCCTACCCATGTGGGGATCGCGATTCCAACACTTCCCCTGGTACGGTTCTACTGGAGCAGCTTCGCACCATCGACAAGCAACGCCTCGGTGACACCCTTGGCCGCCTCGACGCCGCTCAAATGAAGCGCGTAGAGAAAGCCACTGCCATCAGCATTGGAATGACATACTCGGAGGGAGAAAACCATGACCAATGAACAAAAACTCGCGAATGACTGTGCCTTTTACTGGAGCGTCTGTATGTTGCAGCGGCTTCGTGATATGGGGTTTATTACCCCGGAGGAAACCCGAAAAGTCCAAAAGATTAGCGCCGAGCATTACGGATCGGCGATTTACGTTTCGTAATTGCTAAAAAAGATGCAAAAAGCCCTTTGGAACGCTGGATATATTTGAACTTATGTGGTATCGTGTGTGCTACGCCGAGGGAAAACAATATACACCTTGGTGACAACACAGCGAAAGCTGAGACAGGAGGCCCGATCATGGCCCAAGCGAAACGAATCAACCCAACCGCCCTGCCTGATACTGGCCCCTTGCGGGTGGCCGCCTATTGCCGTGTATCAAGCGACTCGGCAGACCAACTCAACTCATATGTCGCGCAGATTCAATATTACACCGAGTACATCGGCCAGCATCTGGATTGGGAACTGGCCGATATTTATGCGGACGAGGGGCTGACTGGCACCAAAGCCGACACACGAGATGATTTGCAACGGCTGATCAAGGACTGCCGAAAGGGTAAGGTCGACCGAATCATCGTCAAATCGGTTTCACGGTTCTCGCGAAATATTCGGGATTGCTTGGCGCTGGTGAGGATGCTGAAAAGCTACAAGGTCAGCGTCTTTTTTGAAGAACAGGGAATCGATACCGACAAGATGAGCGACGAATTCATCCTGACGGCTCACGGCGTAGCGGCGCAGGTTGAGTCGACGACGCTGTCCAACAACATGCGGTGGAGTTATCGGGGGCGGATGGAGCGCGGCCAGGTTATTGGTGCACCGGCATATGGGTATAGCTTTAATACGAAAAAACTCGTGATATATGAGCCAGAAGCGGTGGTAGTTCGCCGAATTTTCGCCATGTTTCTCGGCGGCATGGGCAAGCAATCCATTGCAAATATCCTCAATGCTGAAGGTGTGCCACGCAGAAAGGGGCGAACCCTGTGGAATGAAGAAGCTGTGCGGTATATTCTTTATAACGAGAGATACATTGGTGACGCACTCCTACAAAAATCATACTTCACGGGGTTCCCCTTTCAGCAAAAGCGAAATAGGGGAGAACGCCAGCAATATTATGTGGAAAACAGCCACCAACCAATTATCTCACAGGAGGATTTTGCGGCTGTTCAGCGGTTGCGAAGAAAGCGGGCTGTAGGGGAACGACAAATTGCCCCCCTGGCTAAAAAGATCATCTGCACCGATTGTGGTCGCCCATTCCGCAAAGTGACGGTTAATCATATCGTGTACTGGACGTGCGGTCAAAGGGCAAGAGGACGCAAGCAATGCCAGACCTACAGGTTTACGGAAGAAGCGATTTATAATGCGTTCCTCGTTTTAGTCAACAAGTTGATAATCAACCGCGAAGCCATCATAATCCCGATGATCGCCCAGCTTGAACGCCTGCAAAGCCGCAACGGCGCGGCACAGGAAAAAATCAGCGACATCGACAAACAAATCGCAATGCAAAACAGCCAGTTGCATACCCTAGCGCAATTTCGGGCGCAGGGGAGGTTTGATGCAACGGAATACGCTACACAGAGCAGTATCATCAATGGAAGAATAGCGGCCCTGCGTGCCAAACGCCGGGAGTTGCTGGCAGCAGACGAAGATGACGAGATGCTGGACGATCTGCGAGGGCTGAATGATATCCTCAGCCAGACCAAATTGCAAACGGTTTTTGATGAGCAACTCTTTGCGCAAATCATTGATAAAATCAGGGTGGTATCTTCTACAGAACTTTCCTTCCTGCTGGTTGGCGGCCTAGAGCTGGCAGAGGGTATAAACTATCAGAAAAGGAGATGAAGGCGAGCATGGAACGATGTGAAACCCCGATGCGAACTAACCGGGTGATCCCATACGGCTACTTCGTGCAAAATGGTGAACACCTGGTGCAACCTGATGAGAGTGCAATTATTCGGAGCATTTATGTCGACTACCTCGGCGGGAAATCGTTCTTGGTCATCGCCAAAGACCTCGAGCAAGCAAATGTCGAGTTTCAGCCAGGCCGAAGTGACTGGAACAAGGGGCGCGTCAAGCGCATCCTTGAAGATACACGCTATCTCGGAACCTCTATATACCCCACTATTATCGACGCGGATCACTTCTGCAAAGCGCAGGCCATCAGACTCTCGCACAACACGCACCCGCGAAATTCAGCTGAGGTTTCGCGCTGTTTGCCATGCCCGGTAGTATGTGTCTGCGGAGCAAAGATGGTTCGACGCCATGCCCCGCGACGCAAGGCGTCACAGGACTTGTGGACATGCACGAACCTCGATTGCAAGAGTGTGATCAACATCAATGATGCCACCCTGCTGGGGGCCATCACCCGCCTACTGAACCAACTTATCGTCAACCCCGGATTGATTACCGCAGAAGCAACTCCACCAAAAGAACCGCCGATGGAGGTCAGGCGGCAGGAGAACGAGGTTGGACGTCTGCTGGAATCGCCTAGCATAGAGAAAGCGGCAGCTAAGGCCGCAATCCTCGCATTGGCCGCCGAAAGGTACCGACACATAAGCAGTCAAGGGACGGTGTCCCTCATGCTAAGAGCGGAGTTTGAACGACAAACTCCGCTCTCTTCTTTTTCGCCCGAGGTAATGAAGTACGCCGCTGACAAACTGATGTTTGACGAATTCGACAATCCCATCCTCGTGCTGATGAATGGCCAACACATACAATAAGGAGCGACCCTATGCAAATAGCCGCTGCAACCATCCAACCACCACCCTTCACCGCCCCAATGACCGTTCGACTTATCCCCGTCAAGGCAGAGTTTTCCGTACAGACACCTGGACGGAGAAGCCTGCGCGTCGCAGCCTATTGCCGGGTGTCAACCAACAAGGATGAACAGCACCTCAGCTTTGAGACTCAGCAAACGGTCTACACCGACAAAATCATGACCAACCCTGAATGGCAGATGGCAAAGGTTTACGCAGACAAGGGGATCAGCGGCACGGTCGCCGCCAAGCGACCTGGCTTTATGCAGATGATAACGGATTGCAAAGCGGGAAAAATCGACTTGATCCTGACTAAGTCAGTCCAACGGTTTGCGAGAAACACCCTCGACAGTCTCGAATATGGTCGTATGCTCCGAGCGATGGGCGTGGGCATCATCTTCGAAACCCAAGGGCTGGACACGAGAAGCATGTCCGACGAGATGATGTTTACCATGCTCGCTGGCATGGCGCAAAATGAGAGCGAAAATATCAGCGCGAACGTCAAGTGGGGCATACAGCGTTCACATGAGAAGGGCCGCGTTCACTTTAACTACAAGGCGTTCTTGGGCTATCGCAAGGGCGAGGATGGTCAGCCAGAGATTGTGCCAGAAGAAGCCTTAATTGTCCAAAGCATATATGCCGAATTCTTATCTGGTACCAGCATGCGGGATATCGCAGTCAAATTGACAACAAACTGCATCCTCACGCCCACGGGCACAAACGTATGGTCAACGGCGACCGTGCGGAATATTCTCTCCAACGAAAAATACTGCGGAGACGCTATCCTGGGCAAGACCTTTGTCGAGAACTGCCTAACCCACCGTGTATGTGTCAACCGTGGCGAACGCCCCATGTACTATGTCGAGAACAGCCACCCCGCCATCATCGACAGAGGAACATGGAACCAAACACAGGAGGAACTGACCCGCCGAGGGGCCAAGCGAAAGGTCAAGCAAGTCGGCACGACCACAGAGCAAGGGAAATACTCCAGCAAGTTTGCCTTAACGGATTTGCTGATCTGTGGCGAATGCGGTACGCCCTACCGTCGATGTACCTGGAGTCGGAACGGCCAAAAGAAAATCGTTTGGCGATGCATCTCCCGGCTGGACTACGGCACGAAATATTGCAAGACCTCACCGACGATAGAGGAAAGCGTTCTGCATGATGCCATCCTCAACGCAATGGCAGATTATGCGCGTACATGCCCAGCTGGGCTGGATGCCCTCAAGCAACACCTCGGAATAGGGCTGACTGACACGGGCATAGGCGAGGCTGATCCCTACGCGATACAAGCACGAATCGGCGAAATCATGCGAACCATCACGGAGCTGGTTGCCAAAGAGGCAGAAGAGGGAACACCTGGGATGTTTACCACACAGTTTGATGAGCTATTTGCTGAAAAGCAAACGCTGCAGGAAAAGCTGAAACAAGCACAGGAAACCAGTGCCTATGCGTCAGCCAAACAATCGCGCCTCGATAGAATCTTCTCCATCACGGACGGCATCCGCAACAACCCCATCGAGTGGAACGAACAAATCGTTCGGCAGATGATTGAGTGTGTAAAGGTGAGGGGCAACGAAAAGCTGGCGATTCGATTCCGGACGGGGGTGGAGATGACGATGACCATGGGGGATAGGGATGGGTGGCGACAACTGCGTGTATTTTGAGCAAGGATGCAAGAGGAATTGTAAGCGGCTAGGAATTATGATAAAATATGTCGGAAAATGTTTAGGGAAGGAGATAGATTATATCTCGAAGTTTTTTCAATTTGCTGGATGAATTTTTCAACGACCAATAGAGAACTAGGACTAAAGGAATTTGCATTTTTTCAGGCAAGCGAATAAGAAGGCGGTGACGCACTATAAATACATCGATAATCAAGGAACTTTACGGGAAACTAATGACAAAGGACGCTGGTGTGCGTTATGTCAAGTTTGATTTGCATGTTCATACTCCGGCATCAAAAGACTTTTGCGCTGATCCAACACTTAACAAAGAACAGGCCTATTGTGAGATTCTCGATAATGCAATCGCTAATGAGTTGGAAATCATAGCGATTACTGACCATAACACATTTGAGGGGTATAACTATTTACGCTCAGTACTGGATGGAAAAACATCTCTTGCCAAGAAATATACTGGTGTTTTAGTTTTGTGCGGGATAGAAATCACATGCTTTTCAAAACACCTTTTGGCAATTTTTGATACAGATTTTTCGCAAGAAAACCAACGAAAATTTTTAGACGAAATTGGAATCACCAAAGAGGCACAAGGAACTGAAAACGCGATGGCCGATTTGTATGGCCCGTCTGTATTAATGGAAATAGTGACAAGATATGGAGGCATTTCAATTCTTGCGCATGCTGATGCCAAAGATGGTTTTTTATATTCTGTCTGCAGGAAAAGTGGAGAACCTCAGCCGGAACTGGCGTTTAGGGGGAAGTCATTGGCCAAGATATTGACCTCGAGTTGCCTGACGGGCTTGCAGGTAGCCAATAGTGCTAATACGGCGAAGATTTGTAGCCTGTTAAAAAATGCAGACTATAGGCGCAAATTGCCATTGGCATTTTTTGCTTTTTCGGATTGTCATGGCAATGGAGTGGGTGAATCCTATTCAGGGAAAAGTGGCAAATATATTGGATGCGTCAATTCCATTGTTAAGTTATCTAACATTTCCTTTAGCTCTCTGAAAATGGCATTAGCTGATCCCGAAACAAGAATGGTAAACGAATCGCTCTCACATGGGGCAGCTTTCATCCTTGGCTGTGCAATATCTTCTGATATAATAAGAGAGGATAACTCCAAGTATTGCTTTGTGCGGTTCAATCCGGAAATGAATTGTATTATTGGAGCAAGAGGCACTGGAAAATCTACGATTCTTGAAATCATTCAATATATTCTTACAGGCGCTAACCCAAAGATCGGAGAGCGGTTTTTCTCTGCAATTTTATTTGTGCAGTTTGACGGACAGGTATTTGCGATTTCAGATGACTCCAAAATGAAAATTTACCAGAAGCGGGGCGAGCGTTTTGTTTCGGTCACATCAAAAGCATCTCCAGAATTGCAGGCTTTTCTTACCACAGGGTACAGGCAACGGCAGTTTTATGAATACAGCAAGAACCCTAATGGTATTCTGGATATTGTGGATGATTTCCTTGTATGGCGACATAGAAATGAATATGAAAAATTCCAATCTCAAATCAAACACAACGAGGAGAGTGCAAGAGAAAATTTGCAGAATTATTTTCAAATGGCACAGACCTTAGGTCTTGATTTTCTAACGTACTTGCAGCAAACGCAATTAATCAAAGGCGTTTCAGACAAAAGCGGGATTCTTCTTCGAAACATTGCGATGTTACACTCATTGCGTCAGAAGATGATTGAACAGCTAAATTTGATACTGAAAGGTAGAGTTTCACTAAGCCTAACCCGGAAGATTTCGGCGTCGGATTACATCTACTACACAAAAGAGTTTCCACAAATAGTTGCCAGGAAAATCGGAAGATATTATGACTATCAAGTTGAAATATCTAATTTCATGAAAAGAGTATTCGCAATAGGCATGTACAGGGATGAATTTGATTTTTTCAAGCTGCTCATGGAAGCGAAGTACGAACAAATCATTTCTTCATACAACCTTTCTGCGGTGACAGACTGTATGAAACATCTGAACAACATACGGAAATGTGTCACTCCTGATGAACTTCTTGTAACAACAATTTCTTCGGTAGAGCTGAAATACAATATCAATAGTGGCATATCAAAAACAGAAGCCTTTCGGAATAATTCTAATCTATCTATGGGGCAACATGCAGTAGCGTTGTTGTTGCTAATTCTTAATGCTTCATATGACTTATCGGATAATAGGCCACTATTAATGGATCAGCCCGAAGATGACTTAGATAATAGTTATATTTACAATACGCTTGTTGCAGAATTTCGGCGTTCCAAGAGCAAGCGGCAAATCATAATTTCAACGCATAATGCAAATATCCCTGTTGCATCTGATGCTGAAAATATAATCCTGTTAAGGTATGAGGGGACTAGTGGATATGTTGCGGAAAATGGATCTCTCGACAAACCTGAAATTGCGGATGGTGTGCTAGAAACATTAGAAGGCGGTAAAGAGGCATTGGAAAGAAGAAACGAAAAATACCACGCCTATTTGGACGGTTGATTGTTGGGCGAGGACCGTTGTATCGCACATGAAAGTGCTGAATAGTGTTGGCAGTGGTGTGCATCTTTTTTGCAAACGAATGCCAAAAGCAAGTCTCTTGCGAGACTTATGAAAAATCGTCCTTCGGGACGATTTTTGCTTTTGGTGCCTATTCACAAATAAGGAGGGCAGCAGCCCTCCTTATTTATCCTCCTGCTGATTGGTGGGCGGGTTAACACCTTTCGCTTTTTGCCCATGCGATGTGCATCTTTTCTGTCAACCAATGCCAGTCGGAGTGTTCTAACAGCATTTGAAGTGCTGAGGGACGCTCCGATTTTTTGTTGCCTGCTTATTGGGTGATTTGGAGTGGGGCATACTCGACGGTGACGCCTTTGCGGGTTTGCATTTTGACCTCTGGTGTTGGGATTGCAAGCTGTTCCGGGATTTCGATGGAGCCGATGCCGTGATAATGAATCCGTAACCGCTGCTGCCAGACGCCGTCTACCTTTTCCGCTTGATAGACCTCAATGCGGTCAATCAACTCGTTGAGCATGTAGGGCGTGAGTTTTCTGACCCGGCTGTACTTGCGGAGCAGGGCGGTGAAGTTTTCGGCGGTTGTCGCTTGGCAATCATGGGCGTCGAGGTCAGCGCGTAGCGTTCCAATCCGCTCGGCAAGGTCTTTCTGCTCATCCGTGTACTGCCGCGACATCCGACCAAAGCGGTCATCGTCAATCTTCCCGGTTGCATTGTCCTCGTACATCCGGCTGAACAATCGGTCAAGTTCCTTGTCACGCGCTTCCAGCTTGCGCAATTCCTTTTGCCTCTGTTGGCGGTCTTGCTCCGCTGTTTGCCGCACTGCTCCGAGCGCCGCTTGGATAAAGGATTCCCCGTATTTGGTCACGTAGCGGATTAGCCTGCGGATTTCACCCAGCACCACCTGTTCCAAAAACTCAACGCGGATGTAGTGGGTTGAGGTGCAAGTGCCGCGATTGCCTTTGTAGTTGGAGCAGTTGAAATACTTGATCTCCGGGTTGAGTTGGTTGAAGTGATACCAGAGGTTGCTTCCGCAGTCGGCGCAGACGATGAGGCCGGAAAACATGCACTTCTCGCCGCTGTCGGTTTTGCGCTTGCGTACCTTGCCGCGCTTGAGTTGCACTTTCTCCCAGATTGCACGCGAGATGATAGGCTCGTGGACGTCGAGAAAGATGGCCCGATTCTCCTCGCTGTTCTCAAGACGCTTCTTCAGCTTGTAGGACTTGGAGTAGGTCTTGAAGTTGATCACGTCCCCGCAATACTCCTGCAACCGCAGGATGCCCAGGATGGTGGTGTTACCCCATTTGCTAGGGCGCTCATCCGTAATCAGCCCGCCCCGATTCAAACCCTTGCTGCGCCAATAGTGCATTGGGGTGAGTATACCATCCTTGTCCAACGCGGCGGCGATTTGCTCGATGCCTTGGCCGTCCATCGTCATTCGATAGATGCGACGCACTACGGCGGCGGCTTCGGGTTCGATAATCCAGCGTTTCGGGTTGGCAGGGTCTTTCATGTAACCATAGGGCGGAGGTCCAAGAGGCTCACCAGCGTTGCCTTTGACCACATTGGTCAGTCGGCGCTTCTTGCTGATATCCCGGCTGTACCATTCGGCCATGAGGTTGCGGAAGGGTACGAGCTCGTCCTCGCCGTTTGCGGTGTCCAGGCCATCGGCGACGGCAATCAGGCGGATGTCATGTTCGGGGAAGAATTCCTCGATTATGGTGTCGGCCAGGATGTGGTCGCGGGCGAACCGGGATAGGTCTTTCACCATAACCGCGCCGATGTAGCCTTTTTTCAGTTCGGCGAGCATCCGATTGAATTCCTTGCGCCCACGGTTGGTGCCAGTGAGACCATCATCGATGAAGTACAAGATGGTTGAGAACCCCATCTTCTTTGCGATACCAGTCAGCAGCTTCTTTTGATTGACGATGCTGTTGCTCTCGTCCTCTCCCTTGCTATCCTTGCTGATCCGCAGGTAGAGTGCGACGGTCTTGTCGCGGTTGGTGCGATTGGGTTTCTGTTTTGGCTGTGTCAAAAGCCCTCCTTTCCTGACAGCCAAACAAGCAGTATTTACCAGAAAATTATACCATGCTTGGCTGTCAGAATGATGAAAATAGTGTGTGATGACGGCTGGGAATTGCGCCCAATTTTAAGGCGGAGTGCCTTTGTCCAGCAACAGTTTTAAGAGGATTTCTCCCAGCGTTTCGCCGGATTGGGTATCATCCATGCCTTTGAAAACTGGCTCTACGATGAATCGCTTGTTGGCGAAGGTGTAGGTTTGCTCTGCGTCCAATGTCTTTTTCGGAGTGCGGCGCGGGGTGTTATTACGGGTTGCGGAAATGGGAGTGGAAACATTATTGCTATTCATAAAACCCTTTCCGGCACACGGAAATGGTTTCGGTTATTGTTTCTGTGAGTGCATCGTGAACTACTATCTGAGTTGTTATCGGTCAATCGGAACAATCAAGGAATTGCCCGATGTTTTGCTCGGAAATTTGAGGCGTTAGTGTAGCCAAATTGTGCGTGTGCCTACATATAGTTTGATTGAAAATGATTTTTCAGTGTGGCAGGAGTGAAACGGGAGGCATATACCTGCCGTTGGAAGAAAATTGCCACGCAAAACGGTGCGCATATTTGCACCTATAACGATATAAATAAACTATGTCGCGGCTGGGCTTATGGGGGTTACCAAATCTTCGCGACATACATTTTCAGCATCCCTTCTCCGCGATCGGAACCATGCCCTAATACCTGATTGGTTTTTGATACAGCTTGTTTGCGGGTGCAGCCGCTGTTTCTTACCACATCG